TCAATTACTGAATGAGGTTCCACTCATAATTATCTGTGGAAAAGATGTACCATATTGCTCTTTTTGGGGTGGTTTTCGTGAATTTTCACCCCACACAGACTGCGCCCACTTCCGGCGCGACATCATGCTGATCGCCGTGTAATGTTGCTGCATTCTCAGAGTCATATGGCCCGCGAAGGCCATAATTACCTGGATAGGAACGCCAGCCTCAGCCATACGAGTAATCGCGGTATGCCGTAGATCGTAAGGCCGGAGCCAGTCCAATCCCGCAGCCGCGCGCACCGCATTCCACCGCTTCTTCAGCCCCGAGTCGCTCATCGGCCTGGTCGGATCATAATGGCCTTTCGTCTCCTGAATGGGAAACAGATAGTGATGAGGAGACGTTGCTCCTAGCAATCGCGCCCTTTCAATCAATTGTCCAAGTGCCCAAACCACCTCAGGAGTTTCGAGCGGGATGGAACGAATCCGGTATTTGTTCTTGGCGCCCTCCCGGCGGATTTGCAGAATGCCCTGCGAAAGCATCACATCCGCAAGGCGCAGCGCGCGCAGTTCGTTAGTGCTTGCCGTCGTCTGAAGGGCAAGCACCGAATACCAGTGAATGAACTGCCATTCCTCTCGACTGGCAGCGATAGCCAGAAAGCGCCGTTGTTCCTCCGGCTCCATCGAACGTTGCACGTCATTCTCGACGCGGCGAAGCGGGCGAAAGAAATCCTTTTCTTCATCGCCCCAGAGTCGCGCGGCGCGCAGGATGCGAAGAAGCAAGGTAATTTCCTTGCGTATTCGATTTGCACCGCAGGGCCGGGCCCAAGCGCCAACTCCGCCCCGGCAAGCCTCCTTATCACAGTAGGCGCGGGCGCGCTGATATTCACGCAAATGGCCGACGTGAATCTCGCCAAGTGTAAGCCGGCCGAAAAACTTCTTCAGCGCATTCTCGCACAGCCGGTAATCTTTGATTGTCTTCGGCTTCAAGTAGCAAACATCGGCCGAGAGCGCGCCCTGAAAGGACGTGGCGACAAGGCGATGAGAAAGCCAAAGGTCAAAAGCATCTCCAAAAAACATCTCTGCGGTCAACGTTCGAGCATCCACAAGACGTGCCTCGGCACAGGCCGGACATAATTGATGTCCGTCAGTGTGCGTTCTTGTATCGGAAAATAAATTACCCCGATAATAACCCTTCATCTATTCGTCCTCCGTGTCAGTAGGTACTGACAAACGGGGAATCTGTATGCGTCTGACTATCTATCGGCTATCTATTGAATAGGCAAAGTCTAGCCTACGATCAAAGAATGGCGCCAACTAAACAGACAACAATCCGGCTCAGCACCGTGCAGCGATCTCAGCTCAAAAGGCTGGCAGAAAAGCTCCAGATCGACCAGGCCAACGTCATCCGTCTGGCCATAACACGCCTCGCAGAGCAGGAAGGCATTATCCTGATTGGAAAACGCACATCAACCCCGTGACGATCTTTATACCTCCTTTCCGTTGCGGATTGCAAGACAATTCAACACGGATTAGATAATTATTGACAATACCTCTTCATTCCGCTACATTCTGCGCATGAGCACCAAAGCAGCCCAAAGCGAGCCAAAACCAAAAAATACGGCAGAAGGAAGCCAATCCGTTAGCCTTCGCGTCCGCAAGGAACATGTTAAAGCACTGGATAAGATTGCCGACAGCAAAGGCATCATTCGCTCAGCGGCAATTCAGATTGCAATTGCTGAGTTCATCGGGCGCTCAAAATAATCTGCCAGTCTCCGAAGCGATGATATTGCTGAGTCGCATGAGGGTGTGCGGCTTTCTGCCGATAGTGACGTTCTCCGTGAGCACGTATTTATGGCGGCCGCTGGGCACCCAAACCAGCGATCCGCCGGCGCCACGCGTTACCGAGCCACCCTCCGAATCCTGGCCAATCAGATCGGTCAGAAATTTGCGCTGATCCTCAGAGATGTAGCGGATGTTGCCGGCAACGCTCTGCTGTGGCCGGGAGAAGATCGAATCAATCAGATCGTGTGCCGTCATCAGCTCACCCCCGGAGGATGTGCGTTCATTGCTTCGCTATGCCGCTACTCCTCGGCAGCTTCCAGCGCAGCAACCCAATTTGCTTTGTCGATTGCCGCCTGTGCCGTCGTGGCCGCGATTGCGCTCTCCTCGGTCCACGGAACAGCAGCCACTGGATTCCCGCTCCCGTCCGTTGTCGGCTGCGGAACTGGCAGGGAATAAGTCGTTGAGTTGTTCACATATTCCGGAGGCAAGGTTGTGCCGGTAGGGTCAAAGCGACAGTTGACTTCTGCGCTGCCATCGGAATTTAGAGTCACTGCTTGTGTGTCAGCCATGAATTCTCCTCACATGAAAAATGCGTAAACCTTCTTTTTAGCGTTGCCGGATGAATAGGTTCCTGCCGTCCAGATGTCGTAGACACCATTGTTAACCGTCGAAGTGCTCGTACCGCTGGAAGTGCAAATCAGAACTCGAACTGCACTCATCGCGGTGCCTGTAATGCTGGCCGAATAAGTTGCCTGGGAAGTTCCCCCCGACAGGCTATAAAAAGCCGTCCATGTTGAGCCGCTATTTGTCGAATAATAGGCGCTAGAAATACCTGCAGAACCCGTGTGCGATGCGGCAGCGGAGATGTTGACACTCAGCGCTGAATAGGTTTTAGTTGCAGATTGAAAGTTGTAATAAACCTCACCCGAATAGTGTTGTCCCCCAACATATAAAACGAACAGTGAATTCATTGAACCATTTGGCCCTATTCCGCTCTTGCCGCTGTATACCTCACTGATTGGGCTATTGTCATCAAAAGTCCCAGCCGCGCAAGGCGAGCCAGAGCGGGAAGAATCCGCAGTTGGACGCAGATACTCAATGCTCTGCGCCCAGGTTGCCGAGATACTGAGAAGCAAAACTGCTAAGACAAACCTGTTCATCCAATCCTCCTTAGTATGCAAAGCAGAGAGAGCCGTTCAGTCCAGCCGCAGTGGTGTCAGCCGACGCCGGCGCATTGATAGAAATGATGCCGCCCGCGGCGACAGAAACAGCAGAGGAAATAGTGATCGTGGGGCTGCTGGAACTTGCCGCGCCGAAGACCACCGTGCCGAAGCTGGTACCGTTGTATTTGAGCGTGAAGGTTGTGCTGGCCGTGGTAGCGGCGGTGAGCGCGAACTGACTGGTACACGTGACCGCGTTATAGGTTCCCGTGCCACCTGCCGGGATGGCGCCAGCAACCGGGCTCGGGATGCTCACAATGAGCTGCGAGGCGGTGTAGGCCGTGGCGCTCATGTCCTGCACAATCAGAGGGTGCGCCGACGTGCCCGACGTGCAGGTCGAGCCAAGCGTACAAGTCTGCCCGTTGACGGTGACGCCGGCATTTGCCGCCGCATAGATCCCGGCTCCGATGGCTGACTGGAGGCTGGAAGGTGAGCATAGGGCGGGCGGGGCACTCGCCGAATAACACGCGGGCCCCGTGAACGGTGTTACGCCGCCCACAATGGCGCCCGTCGTGGTGTAGTAGGCGGGGCTATAGAGAGTTCCGCTGCTCACCGTTCCGCCGCCGCCGCCCGTGGTGCAGGCTCCGCCGGCATCGGCAAGCGTCCATGTTCCCGAAACCTGTAAGAGTTGGACGCAATGCCCGGATGTTATTCCTATTTTTGGCAGGGTCGCCAAAAAGACATCGGCGCCGTTCAGCCAGGCGTGCCAGTTGGCGGTCGTCGAGTCGTATCCGAGATTGCCATTTGCCGTTGCGGTGTAACCTGCGGATACCGGTAGCGCCGCACTGCCAGAAACGCAAGTCCCCAAATAGACGTTGTAGTAGGGCAGACTGCTGGTGCACCCCGGCCAGGCAATGTCCCGCGCCGGCCGAACCTTTTGCGCGCCCGCGCCCAGTGCCGCCAGCGCCAGAGCTGCAAAAACCGCTACTCGCTTATGCCCAATAAAGAATGTCAATGGCTTCTCCTATCTCGTATCCGGCTGCAAATGTCACCACGTTGCCGCTCACCGTGTAAGCCGGTGGCGTTGTCACTGCTGAAAGTTTCATCCCGCTGCGGAAAACCTTGAATGGGTAGTTAAGGTTCGGTGTGTAGGGCAGCGTCACCGTCGTCCCTGCTGCTGTTGTCAGGACGGAATAATTGCGCTCCACAATCGCGCTTGCCGCGCTTGCCGCGCTGGCGTCGATGCGATCCCTTAGCTGCTGGATCAGGATGGTCAGGCGGTCAAGGGCGGCCGTAATCACATCCGGGTAGAACGCGCCGCCATTGTCCAGCTCTACTCCTTGCAGTGGGGCGATGTTGGTGGTGATCGTCAGCGTCTGCCCGGCGGCAAGATTCCCGGCCGTCAGGGTGATCGCGCCCCCCGGGCTGGTATCCTGATCGGCATTCAGCGCGACGCTGTAATCCGTCGTAAGCGCCATGGTCGTTTCAACCGAGTTGGCGTCGGTTACCGTCACCTCAAGGTCTGAGTCCGTGAAAACCTTAAAAGTAAAGGGAAAGGTAGCCGTCGAGCCGCTTCCCGTGAACGGCCCAGCCACCCGCGTTGTCGAACTGATTGTCATGGTTGGTCTCCTGAAAAGTTGCGTAAAATGGCGACGGCCCGATGGTCTCGGGCCGGATGCGTGGTAAACTGTTGCCGTTAAGAAAGAGGTAAATGATGCGTATTCAAGAATTGAGTTGTAAGTGGTATATCTACGGCGGCGGGTTGGCCGGCATAGCATTCGCAGCTCTTTTTGTGCGGTTGCCTCACTGGGTTGGCGACATTGACGATAATCGCGTGGCGCTGATCTACGGCATTTTCATTGCACTTTTCGCTTATGCTGGAGCGCGACTCGGTGCAAGTTTTTACAACAAACTCCGCGAAAAAGAAAACCTAAAGTTCCAACAGCACGCCAAAGCAATTGCGGACGCAGCAGAGAATGAAGAGAGACGGCGCATTGCTAATGAACAGATGGTAGCTCTCTACGCTAACCCAAAGCGTTAGTGCCCTCCCGCAATAGCCCCCCAAACGCTCGGATTTTCAATCCTACCCTCATACGCTCGCTTCATGTACCGCAACGTCTTCACTGCCTGCCCGGAACCCGGCACGCCCGCCAGCGCCCCGGCTGACTCACCCGCATCCAATCCAATCCCTAACCAATCTTTCTCTTCTTTCGGACTAGCCGCGTGAAACATGGCCTTGCCGCCCTTCTCCATCGCATTCACCAGCGGAGTGAACTTCATGTCGCGCCCTTCAACAATCACATGAGCCAGGCTACCCAGCAATGGCACTGTGTCAGCCGAAAAGAGCAAAGCCTTCTTGGCTGCCCACAGCCCCGGATTCTCTCCATCCTTCGGCCCATCTCCGGTCACCATCGAGCCCAGCAGCGATGGCACAATAGCAGTCAGGATGGTTGCGTAGGTCAGCTTGCCCACGCGGCTACCCATGCTTCCCTCGCCATACTGAAATTGGTGAGCGTTATCGCGGAGTTGGTTATAGACGCCGTTATGGAATCCGTATAGCACTGTGATCAGCTTAGTGAAGTCGTTTTGGCGCATGATCGCCGGCAAATCCTTTGGCGCCTGCGTTCCCAATCCCTGTCGCACCGCGCTGTCCGCCTCATAAACGGCTTTCTGTTGCGCTTCCGCTTCGCTCAAATCGGCATACTTCACCAACCCGTCACGGTAAGCCGCGCGCCACAACGTATGGCTAAATAGGTGGTCAATTGTCATCAGCGTCCAGCGTGCGGCCTCGGCGGCTTTCCGAGCATATCCCTCTTTATATGCCGGATTGCGCAGTACCGCGCGCACGTCGCGGTCCAGGTTGTCGCCGCGGAAGCGCATCTCATTCGGCGAAAGCTCGCGAGTCTCCCGCGTCATTTCGATAGGATGTGCCAGAAAATCAACCAGCGACTGAGCGATCGATCCCGGCCGCGCATAGAGCATCATCCTCGGAGCGTGGGTAATCTGCAACAATGAAGTTGAAACCTTGAAACCAATCGACGCGGCCACGAGATTCGAGCGCAGCGTTTGCATTGCATGAGATAGGTCGCCAAGCCCCTGCTGCACGCTTCCATTGCGGTCATTGATAATCGTGCGCAGCCATGGCATGAACTGATTCTCGTAGGCCGGACCCAGCGTCTCTCGCAGTGTCTTACGTACTTCAGTATCCAGCAGCAGCCGCTGACTGCTCAGCATGAATTCGCGATGGCTCAGATCCTTCGAAACCTTCGCCACATGGCCGGTCAGCACCCTTTCATAATCCAGGTCGAGTGGGCCGCCAAAGCCGGTGCGCTCCTTCGTGTACCCCTTCGATGTAGTAGCGCGCACATAGCCTGACTGCATCGCATTCTGAGCGGTTTCCTTAGCTTCCTGCTGGATGCCTTTATCTGAAAAGCGCGGGTCCATTTTGATCGGATAGTATCCTCCGGCCAGGTCCATCTCCGTGCCGTCATCCAGCGCAACCTTAAACGGAGTCACCTTCACCATTGATGGCGGTAACCCGGTCAGTCGCTTTTCCATCTCTTGCATACGCTCACCCAATGGCTTCAGTGAGTCCCAGGCCTTTTGAACGAACTGCCATTCCTCGTGGGTGAGCATCCCGCCAATCCTCCGAATTGCATCCCGGTCCCAACCAAAAGCATCGAAGGTCTTCTGCAAGCGGTCAAGGTTGCCCTCATTGCCCATATTGAAGGCGATGGAAAGCATTCGGCGCCGCGAGAGCGGTTCAGAGATGCCCTCCACGTTTACCTTCTCCGTCCACAAGCGTTCCCGCATTTCCGCCGGCATACTAGCCAAGGCGTCAGTCACCGTCCGTGTCACTTCGTGTTGCATCGTATATTCATCGCCCTGAGAGTCTGAGGCCAGGTTCCATAGGTTGTCATGCCATGGGCCGGCCTTGCCGCCGTCCAGCCACTCCACCAGCCTCTCCATACGCATCAGCATGGCATCGGCGCGCCCCGCCACATCTCTCACGCGCTCGCCCACCGAGCGGTTCTCCTCGAAAATCTTTTCCGGCTTTACGCGCAGATTCTCTCGCGCGCTGGCGATCATAGCGTTCTTCGCCTCGGCAAAATCCACCTGCTTGCCCTGCACATACATCTTGAATTCCTGCATAGCCAGGTGCCTGACATTCACCAGCGCATCGTGCAGGTCATGGACCTCGCTCAGCGGGGCATTGCGGTAATCGGCCAACTTGCTCTCATTCAGGATTCCAGGAGCAATCGCCACTTCTTTACCTTGGCCGTACACATCCTCCGCCCATGCGCGCAGCGAGCGCCCAGGAGCCTGCGGCGGCCAACTATTCAGCTTATAGCGCACCAGCAGCCAATTGAACTGGTCGCGGTAATCGCTCCCTTCCCCCGCCGACACATCCGCCAGCCCCAGCCGCTGTTGAATGCCCTTGCTTTGCATCCGCTTGGCATAGCTCTCAAACTTGCCGACGAATTCCTGCTCCTTTGAAGCCTCGCGGAAGAGGAAATGATTCAGCAACTCCTTATTCTTCGCCTCAGTCGCCCGCTGAATGTCGCCCCGGCCGCGCGCCTCGAAGGCCTCCCGCGAGAACATCCGGCTGGCATTCAGATACCGAGCGGGTTGCAAGTCGGCAATTGATTTTCCAGCAACCATTTGCCGCGCCGCCTCGTGATACTGCTCCAGCGGCGCAATCTCAATCGGCGTTTTGAAGCCAGCCAGCTTCTCTCGCGCATCCGCCAGTTGCCGCCTCAGCGCGGTCAGCTCGCTGTGCAGGTTGCGCGCCCGCTCGTCATTCTCCATCGCCAGACGCGCCTTATCATCCAGAGTCCCGTCGTAGCGAATGTCGCCATGCTGGGCGGTCATGGTTTCCCGCGTAGCCGCCTCAATCGCCGCTGGCCGCCGTGTAGTGCCCTCCAGCGAGCGCATCATCTCCTCGCCCGATCCGTAGCCCAGCATCTCCGCCGCCGTCTCCGCGTCCGTTCCGCCTTCCGCCCGGTAAAGCCCCATATGCAGCTTTTGCAGCGCCTTTACCCGTTCCTCGCCAAACTGCCTCACCAGCTCGTCGCGGTTCAGGGCGAGTTCAGTTCCGTCGTCCAGAGCGCCGTGCCTGAGCGAGCGGATCGCCGTGTATTCCGGCCGCGCGTCAATCTCCTTGGTCACAGCCTCGCGCACGGTGGCCTTCTCGTCCGCCCAGTCCTGGGTCTTCTCGCGCAGTTCGGCCGCTTTCATCTCGCGCCACACCTCAGCCTTCGCGTCGGCAACCTCCAGGCCCTTGCTCTCGGCATACTTCTTGTATTCGGCGTCTGTCCAGCCAGCCTCTTCCGGGCTGTTGAAGAGGCGCTTGCCGCCCTCCATCTCGGCGCGGCTCACCGCGTCATCGCCGGCATACATCCGGTCCATTACGCCGCGTACTTCAGGGCTGATCTCCACGCCGTGATACGGGGCGCGCTTGTATATCTTTCGGAACCACACTGCAAAGTTTTGGAAGGCGCGCGCCAGCCCCGACGTGGGCGCAATCCCGTCGCTCACATATTGCTCGTTGGCCTTTGCCCACTGCTCATGCTGTTCGATTGTGAAGCCATTTTTGTAGGCATCTTCCGGCGTGATGCCCAGCCAGTCGCAGATTTTCTTGAAGTCATCCTTCAGCGGCTCGCTGGCGCCCTCGCGCTGCGTCAGCTCCCTGAACATCTCTAAATATGCGTGTGCAGGCTCGTGGATGAAGGTGCTGATGTCGCCAATATATGTCTTGCCAATCTGGAAGCGGCCGTCCGGCAGCATCCGGAACCAGCCGCGCTTGCCGCCTACTGCATCATCGCCAGTGTGCTCGCCGGCAGCTCCTGATTCGCCGCCTGTTCCGGACTGGAAGAGGGTACGGCCGCTGTCTCCTCCGATGGTTTCTGGAGATTGTGCAACCTCAGAAACTCCGTCAGCGCGTGATCCCTCGCCGCTGGAGAGAGTTTCGGATACTGCCTTTCGGACATCCATATACGCTGCTGCTTTGATAGCATTGGCTTTTCCTCCGCTGGCCAGTTCTTTGGCCGCCCGTTCGAGTATGTCGTCAATTGTACCCCCGCGCGTGCTCAGCCGATCATATATTTCTTGCGCCTGCGCGGCCTGCTGCGCAATCCTTGCATTCTCTTCCGGCTTTAGATTCTGGCCCTCCACCTTGCCCAAGGTTTCGGCTTTCCCCTGATCCGCAACGCTTTGAAAAGTGCGGCGCTCCTGGCTGATCTTCTCCCGGATAAAGCTGGAAATATCAGCTTTTTCCAGCGCCAGGTTATGCGTCATCTCCTGCGCGCCAAAGAGCGAATCTTGCGTTTCCGTGTGCTGGCCAGCACCCTTCACCATGCGCGCCAGCTCATTCACTGTGTCGTCGCTGACCTTTTTCCCTTTGGACTCCGCCCGCTGAATCAGCTTGAGCAACGCTTCCTGGTCAGCCGGGTCGCTCGATGCGTTGCCAATGGCCACGCCGCGCCCCTCGCGTATCTTCCCGCTCACCACCTGGTCGAAGATAAAGGGATCAAGCTTAGAGAGAGCTACGCCCTTCGCCGCCGTGGCTTCGCCCATCGAGATGCCGCGCTGGTCGAGTTCTTCAGGGGTGTATCCGGAATCACGGAAGAACTTCGCCGCGTCCATCGCCGTACCGCGGCCGGCCGCGATGTTCTGAAGGGCCCCAATGGCTCGCGCCGCTTCCGCGTTTGGAGCATTGATCCTCTTCCCCCACACTTCAGGGACACCGTTTTCCTTCGCCAACCCATGGCGATGGTGACCGTTGACAACATACACCTTGCCATCTTCCGGGTCATGCCAAACGCTGACCGGATCAGCAAGATCTTCGTTCCACTTGCGGCCCTTCAAAAGGTTTGTCACGCCGGCGGAATCGGTATTCAGTTTGTATTGGAAGCGTTGCGGATCAAGCGCCAGATCTTCGGTCTTATATCTCTTTATGTCACCTTCTGAAGTCGCCGCCCTCGGCTCAACCGGGACGCCATCGGCACTAACAGCCCCATCCCGGCCTAGAGGAGTCCCATCCGCGCCTTGCGATTCATGTTGTCTACCGTTTCCTGCGCCGCCTGCGCCAGGCTTTCTTCCGTCGGCCGCGGGAGGCTCCGATTGTATTCCGCGGCTGCCGCGGCTGCTTCCGGCGTGGGCATCACCTTGGACATTGCGTCGTGAATCCGCTGTTCCGTTGCGGACAGCTTCAGAGATTCGTCCGGCTTTGTATTCTGCGTCGAGGGCATTTTGCAACCTCTCTCTAAGTCCATTTTCCTCTATTACAGGCAAAGAATCAAGGGTTTTCGCAACTTTTTCGTTGCCCTTGCCAAGTGAGTTATCAATCGCCGTGAAGCTGACACGCGGGTCGTCCGCGTACTTCGCCTGCAACTCCTCCACCGTTTGCCGTGACCCGATGTGAGTGTCCAGGTGGGTATCGAGTGGGACCGTTCTGCCCATCCTCATCGCTCGGGGCAATGTCCCGCCCGTCAGCGCCTCGACGGGCTCTCGGTAGGTGTACTGGATGGCCACCTTCCTGCCAGAATCGAGCGCCTGTTGGATCTTCTTCTCCGCCGACCCCAAACTGTTCATATTGGTGTCGTAAATGATGTCAGCACGAGAATAGAGCGCTGCCCCCTCTGGCGTTTTGAGAGCGCTGGACTTCCCGGCCCCGGTGCCACCGGCTGTAAACAGGACGAGGGGATCGCGTCCTTCCTCCACCGGCTCATTTAGTTTTCTGGCGTAGAGCTGCTTGATGAACTGGCTGGCTGCCTCATGCACGTCAGACGAACGTGTTCGATCCTGCCGATAATGCCAGGACAGTTCGCGTGCCTCATCCGTGTTCAGAATGCGGCCGCCGTCGGTGTTTTCCAGGCGGCTGTATTCCGCAATCGCGCCCTCGGGATCGGCTTCGATATGCCGGGCAAGAACTTCCCCGTAGTCCACCGGCGCTTCCCCTTGCACAATCTCCGGCGCATACAGCGCCTGCGCCTCGGCAAGCGTCTGTCCGTTTTTCCTCGCAAAGCCCGCAATCACATTCGCGTTCAGCGTCGCCGCGGCCTCGGCTTTGTCCTCATCCACGCCGGCCTGTGCTATCTGATCTTTCAGCTTACTGTGGAGCTGCTGCCACTCCGGGGTTGCGCGCGTCTCCGCGTCCGCCTGGGCGAACTCGGTCATCAGCTTCTCCACGCCGCCCTTTGCCGCCCAATCTTGCAGCTCCGCCTGGCCAGCCTCCATCTGTCGCGGCGTCACATCCATCCCCGGATTCTTCACATCCGGCAGCAACCCCTCCTGATGCTCCGGATCGAGCCGCCCAGTGTAATTCGCCGCGGGGATCTCCAGGTCCGATCCCGCCTCGGCCGCCTCCGCCAGGTTCGTCACACCCAGTTGATGCGCCATCGCCGCCGGGTCCAGCTTCCTGTCTTGGAAATAATTGACGAAGTCCTGCGCCGGTATCCGCAGGCTCTCATGACCCTCAAACTGCGCATCCATCAACTGCTGAAAGGCCTCCGGCGAGCGCTCCCGCAACTTCGATTCCTTCACCGCGGCCACAATATCTGCCAGCGCCTGCTGATGAGCAGATGCTTCCCCGATCTGACCCGGCAACCCCGCACCTTCGAACGCCGCCATGGTGGCGACGGACTGCGGTACACCCTCCAACAGGCTCCGGTCCGGATCGTAGAAACTCCGCGCAATGGCATTGTCAGAGACAGCCATGCCGGTACCAAAGGCCGCGCTGCGCCCCGCCCACTGCCCCACCGCGCCTTTGATGGTTGAGGCCGGTACCGCTCCCGGCATCGCGCCCATGAACGCATAGTTGGTCAGGCCAGAACTCAAAGCGGCCATTACAGCCGTTGTCTGATCCGCCCCCTTGGCACGAGCCTGGGCATAGGTGTTCTGAGCGCTCTGCGTACTGAGGATAGTCGGAACAATCTGGCGCTCTACCGCCGCGCTCTGGCTCACAGCCCCAGCCAGTCTTGTACCCTCCGCCGTGGCCGCTCCATCCACGCCGGCCGCCTCTGCTGCCATGCCGCCCAGTTTCCCGGTTGCCATGAATGAGGCCAGCAAGGCTGGTACTTGCTCTATCGAGTTGACCAGGGGGCGTCCATACCAGTGATAATCCGGATTCTTGACAGCTCCCCCGGTGGCCGGATCGGTCACATACTCCGGAACCCCAGGCTGAACCCCGCTCGTCGCCCAATTCATCGCAGGGTTTGTGACTCGCTGCACCGCCCAGGGCCGGGGATTGACCCAGATGTCTTTCAGTCCCTCCATGTCAGGGTCCAGACCCGTCAGCGCATCCATAAGCGGCTTGGGGCTCCTCAGCGTGCCCTCAACCGCAACTCCAGCCGCATCGATCAGCGACTTGGCGCCACCAAAGAGACCTGCATTCAAGTTACCGCCGAGTGATAAGACCTCTCTCCGCAGCGCCGCAGCGCCACCCTCAATCCGAGAGAGGCTGTCCAGATCGTCATGCGCAACGCCTGCAAAGTTTGGGTCTTGCAACTGCCGCGCCAGAATCGGATTCCTGCGCTCTAAATCCCGGAGTTCCAGGTCTGCCGCGGTCGCCCGCTGCTGCGCGTCCTGGGGATTGCTTCGAGTCAAGTCAACGCCCATTCCCGACTGCCGTGCGAGTTGCTGTGTCTTGGCTTCAGCATCGGGATTCAGCGTGGAAACCGCCGAAACCACCGCCCGCATCGGAACCGGATTGACCGGCATATCCGGCAGCGATCCCTCAGCAGCCATTTGCTGCGCTATACTCAATGCTGAATTTGGAGTGCTCATTCTATGCCCCTATCGGAGGAATCATGAAAGTTAAGTTGCTGATAACGGTCACCGCAATCTGCCTTTGCGTTGCTTCATCTTGCTGCGCTCAAACTGCAAATAGAGATATGACATCAGGCAATGGTTTTCTGAATCGATGTGGGACACCAGATAGCTCCGTCGATATATGCGATATGTACCTCTGGGGCATCTTTCAGGGAATCTATCTGCACCCGACGATCTCGCACACGCAAACCGGAAATATGAACCCAATACTTTCGTTACCTTTCTGCGTGAAAGACGGAGTTCACCCATATGATCTTAGAATCATAGTGGTTGGCTACATTCAAAGACACCCTAACGAACAAAAATTAGGTACAGACCTTCTTGCACTTTGGGCATTCGAAGAAGCTCTTCCGTGCCACTACGCTGCACCCAGTAACTCTGGATGCTATAGCTCTGGGCGCCCGGTAGATTGTCCAGCTCCTCGATAATAGTCACCTCACTGCGTAGGCTTTCCCTTCCTCAGCCACCATGCCGCGATATTCGCCTGTGTGGATGGCAACCCGTTTGCCTGCAAGTCCTGCATCGCCTGCACCGTGTAGAGTCGCGGTATATCCATCATCCGAACTTTTTGCTGATTACCTTTCGGTCCGACCCAGACATGCGCCACATCTTGTTCAGCCTGAGTGAGGATCGATGCCGGTTTGAGGTCGTTAGTCGAGTTACCAGACGTATAGACCTTATCTACGATCATGTCCCGCATGATCTTTTGCTTTTCTTGCCAGTTTAGTTCGCGTTTGAGGTTCGTCTGCTGCAAATCGATTTCGTTCTTGATCGCTGTTTCCAACTGCACACGCTGCAACTGGGCGGCGGCTTTAGCTACCGGGGTTCCCGCCGTCTCCGGCTGCGCGAGGTGTGGAAACTGATTCAGCGAAAGAATATCTGATAGTTGATCGTGATCGACAGTGACGGCGCGTACTTTCACAGGGTTAGTGCTATTTTCGTCCTGCCCTTGCAGCGACATAGCCTGGCGCATCGCCACCGGAGCATAGCTATCGGATAGCCGCCCCTGCTGCCAGGCCAGCTTCACGGCGTTCACCGTTTGCTGCTCAGGATGCTCTGCCCAATTCATCATCAGGGACACATCGTTATGTGCCTTTGCCTGTTGGTTAAAGCTGTCGATCTGCACTGGAGTAAGCAGTGACCGCGTCGCCTCCGGCAGACCATAGATCGAACTATTATGCTGGACAGCATAGTTCATCGCATCCTTATACGCAGCCATGTTCTCTTGATTTATGATCTCGCGGTTTCCGCTCACAGTACGTCGCCACAGAGTCACGGCATTGTTTCTCTCATAAGGATCAGCGATATTGGCGTTGAGGTAATCGACCCCTTTTTCCTCGTCTTGCGCCGAGTTGATGCTTTTTGGATCTAATGGCGAGCTTGATGCCGAGCGCGGATCGATAAACTTTCCATCCGGACCGGTCATCGCGTAATGCGTCACACCTTGGCCGCTATCGTCTCTGCCGCTGTGTCCCAGCACCTGGCCTTGCGTAATCTTTTGGCCCTCTGCATAATTCACAGCGCTCAAACCGCTCACGATCGCGGTGTAGCCGTTTTGCAGCGCAATCTCGGCAATGTTACCTTTCTTCGGATCAAAACCCACCTTCGTCACATTGCCGCTCGCTGGCGCAAGAACCTTTGTGCCGGCGGACGCATGGATGTCGATGCCGTCCACGCCATCCGTAGTCGAGATGGTCCCTGCCGTGATCAGCGGTTGCAGCACACCAGGTCCGGTGATACCCTTCACAGCCATCGCCGCGCGCTGTATGTCGTTCTTTGGGTCTTCCTGCATATGCGCGGTCTTGATTGCCCCGTCCAACAGCCCTGCTGTGTGCGAATCGATATGACCCTGCACATTGCTAAAGTACTCGTCAGCCTCATCGACGGCATGGCGTTCCAGAAGCCCCGAAATCACCCCATGCGCCAAATCACCCTGATTTTTCTGGAGCATGTCCTGGGCGCGGGCCGATCCCGGCAATATGCCGCTGAGCTTCGCCAGGTACTCCACTTCATCGGTGGAATCCTGACTATATTTCAGATACCCAGCCATATCACCATCTAGGTAGGTCATCCGAGCTTGACCATTCAGCAGCTGCACCCGTGAGCTGGATTGATCCTTGCCGTACTGCACTTCCTGCACGTCCCTATGATAGTGCATCTGCGCGACCATAGTCGTGATATGGCCGCTCGCCGCCATATCGAACGCGCGCTTTTGAATCGGCGTCAGCCCCGTGCCTATATCATCCTTTGCCTTGACGATAGCCTGCGCACTCGAATCGAACTGGTTTACGGCGTTGATGCCCTCGGTTGTCTTGTATTTCCCAAGTGCTGGCAGCGCCGTACTCAGGAACTGATTCTCCGCGTCCTTTGTCGCGGCGGCGTCCATCGTCTCCTGGATGCGGTCGGCGATGGTATTGCCCAGCTTGGCTTCAAAGTCGCCTTGCTGCGTGAGGGTATCGCCGAACTGCTGCATCTGCCCCGGCGCGGCATTCCGCATCGGGATCACTCCCGGCGCGCTCGCCGGCGACATCGGTATCGCGCCCTCTGTCACACTGGGCGCAAAGTCGGACGGCACTTCTCCAGGCGCTCTCATCGTCATCGCTAATTCACCCTTTCGCTTTGGCACTTCATCATCATGAGCCGCGCAGCACGCGCGTCAACGGCGGCGGCCTCGACAGCCTGCTCGCGCGCCTCCCAGGCCTGCCGCGTGGCGTTCGCGTTGATATTTAGCATGTTCAAGTCTTTCTGGATGTCCTGGCTCGCCTGTGCCTTCTGCTGACCCGCCTGCTTGGTGTAATTGGCGACCGGACTCTTGCCGGCTTCCACAATTGGCACGGCCATCCGTTCCGCGCGGTCCGCATTGATCGACGCCATGTCGCTCAAGAACCTTTTTTCGTCTGTCATACTATCCCCCGATTCCTCAGCCACTTGTTGTAATCCCACTGTTGCGCAACCTTGGTCGCCGAACCCATCAGGCTGTTCACCGTGCTCGAGACTGGACTGATGGAGTCAGCCGAGCGCAGCGCATTCACGGAGCCTGTGCGGGTCAGCAAAGCCTGGTTTGAGTAGTCGGTTGCCTGTTCGCGCGCCGCCCAGGCCTGCCGCGTGACATTCGCGTTGATATTCATAACGTTTATGTCTTTCTGGATGTCCATGCTGGCCGATACTACCGCCGCGCTGCCCACGCCCAGCGAAATCCCGCGCGCCGCCATCGAGGCCGTTGCGCTGGCCTTCTGCTCCCCGGCCTGCATCGTGTAATTGGCGATCTGGCTCTTGCCGGCCTCTTCAATCGACTCCGCCGACATCTCCGCGCGGCCGGCGTTGATCGACGCCATATCAGACTGGAAGGCCAGGCTTGAAGCCTGCGACTTCTCCTGATACTGGGCCGACTTAGCCGCGTAGAAGCTGCCGATCGCGGAGTTGACAGCTCCCAATCCCGCCGTGATCAGGCCTATCGTCGTAAGCTGCGGAGGCAATGTGCTCTTCGGCAATGCTCTGCCCATCGAAGCGGAGGGTCTCGTCAGCATTGTTCCGGGGTTATAACTATCGTCGTCGCTCGGAGCGTCTTGGTAAAAAGACGTTATTCCAGACAAATATCCAAAGCTAGCCACCGATTGCCACCTCCAGCGTCAGTCCTACCACTTCCAATGGCAGCGGGTTCTTCTGCCGTATCAGTGTCTGCCCGCCCGCCTGCCAGTATGGCGACGTCATAACCTCCAGCTCCGCGCTCTGCAACGCCGGCGGCGATCCCCAGGGCTCATTCGTCCGCTGCCGGATCTCCGTCAGATGGTCTTCGTCCGGTCCAACAAATATACCGCTCGACTGGTAGACCTTCACCCAGGCCTTGTTGACGTTTTTTGTGCGGCCCTGCCCGTAACCGTCCACTTGCATCACTGCGGGCAGCGTCAGCAGGTCGCTGGTGTACGGCAAACCGATCTGCACCACGCTCGCCGCATGGTCCAGAGTGATTGCGCCGCCGGTCACCACCTTTTGCGACTGCACCCCGCCGTCGGCCAGCACGGCCACCGTGCAGCCTTCCAGCCAGGTCAGCCCGCTGATTCTCGTCACCGGCTCCTCAAAGCTCTGCGAAATCCCCGCATCCACAAAAAACCATGTAGACGAGTCATTGGGATCAATAACCCGGCTGGCTTGCCGCTCGATGTAGCGCACAGTCGCGCCGTTGATCGTCCGGTTGATCACCGCGTACAGCACATCCTCCGAGCCTTCTGAGACACTGACACACGACTCGAACTTCCCGTGCGTGTCATGGTGATGCCATGCGCCCATCTGCTCTTCCGGGATATAGGTGAAGCCCAACAGGTCGCCGCTGCTCGACACAAACCACACAATGGGCCACGGTGATTTCGAATATGCCTGATCGACGATGGTCAGATTGTCAAACAGATGCGCCGCGCGCAACGAGAGATCGTTAGTCATATATCCGTTCTGGGTCCAGGCGTAGCCCAGTTCGCGGACGTGGCCGCCGCGGGCCGCCACATACACCGTCGTCGTATTGATGATCGTGGGTTGCACGTTCGAAGCGCCGATATAGCTCTGCGGACTCACGCTCACGGACGAAGGTGTTATCGCCGAAGAGCCAGATGACTCAAGAACAAATTCGCTCTCGCTCGTCAGCAGTATCAGCTGCTTCATGGGGATGATATGCACAATCGCATCCGCCTTCTGCGCCGCAACGCGAAAGACCACCGCGTCCGTATCGAGCGATGGCAGCGAGTAGTCGAACATACCCTCCGTGCCGGAGTTCGACATCCACGCATTCTGGGGTGCATTCAGCGTGCCCCCAAAGCACTTCCGCTGCTGGAAGTAGCCCGCCGCGCCGGGATAATCCCCGGCTTTGGAAAACACCCCATACGGCGTCCCCGGCGTGATGCTCATATCCGCAGCGATGTTGTTATCCACAAAACTCAGTGCTTGTGTGCTGCCGATCAGACCCCAGAGTCCATTCTTCTTTTTATAAATGTAGTAATAAATATCTGTGCCATTCACTGCTTGCCAGGAGATCGTGTTATAGCTCCCCGGCACGTTCAGGTTATTCAGCACAGAGACAGTCGCGCTCAACTCGCCCGCGCTCACGCCGTCCGAGGCCACAGCCTGCACAGCATAATAGTTCGTTATATCGTATATCTTGGTCCCATACTGTAGCGTTGCGCCACTCACATAACCGACATAAACAAATGGGTTCCCGCTGTAATCCATCAGATATAGCTCATTCTGAATCAGATTACCGTCGCTATCCTTAGGCACTTTAGCCACTAGATAGAACCCGGTTGCACTCCCCAGCCCTGCCAAATAAACCCCATCTCCGAGAGCCAGTGTATGATTTGTCGTCGTAGTAATCAGTGCCGGGTCTGCCGTGCTGATGGACGCGATCTGCGCCAGATAGCCCGGAGAAGCTACCACGGCGGGATTCTGAGGCGTGTCGAGCGGATAACCGAATTCGCTGGGTGTCATCGTCCAGCCCTTGGCGCTCAACCGCTTCAGTTCCTGCGGCGGATAATTCTGATGCACCAGCGTCATCACATCCGCGCTTTGTATAAAGTGAATATCAAAGAGGTCGGCAGCCAAATAAGGTGTAGTGATCTCGTAAGACAAATCGGCAGGCGCCGGATACCACACGCTACTGTCGGTGCCGGGAGTTGTCGTACCTCCCGTATCTGCCTTCATTTCCAGATATTTATTCCCGGAATATATCGTAAGGTCACCGGCTGTGTAGTAGCGATAGGCGCGCAAGATTGTGAGCGAGCTACCACCTGAAGTGGTGGGAACGACGATGCTCCATGCGCTGATTGTTCCGCTGGCGTTTAAGCCAAAAAAATTACTCTTGCCTGATACCTGAATTCTCAACTGGAGCAGGTTGATGTTCGTAATAGGAATCTGAATGCTGACCGAGGTAGACTCGCTCGCGGAAGTCTGGTGGAAGGTGTTCCACCCGCTCCCGGTCGAATACTGATATGAAATGGTTGCGGTTGCATTCCCTTGGTCTCTATATACGGTAGAAAGGATGGTCGCGTTCAGCGTCGCTTGCCCACCCGGCACGACAACACTCGCCAGTCCAGAGAGCGTCCCTGATGTGGACGAAAGATTTTGAAACGGCGTGCAATCGATGCTTGTTGTGGCCGTACCCGAACCGTTGTAGGTTGTCCCGGTTCCGAGGCTTCCAGGATTAACCAGCCCAACCGGCACGCCATTGTCGAGGATGTTGAAATTGTTTGCGTCTATAACCTGCACGGTGTAGGTGTACCCGGCCTGGATGCCGGCAGGCAGCTCGGCGGAGCTATGCGCCCCGTAGAGATAGAACCGGATCGGCGCGCCTGTTGCAAGGCCATGTCCTGCCCAGGTGACGATAGCCGGGGTTGTGTAGGAGATTGAGATGTCTCCTGAAGGTGGAATCCATGCTGGCACGCCAGTAAAATCGCACTTCATCGTCTCGCCGTTCGTATGGAAGCGCGCGTACTGGTCGCCCAGCTCAATCACCATTGTCTGATTCAGGCTAAAGGTGAACGGGATCAGCCTCGCCACACCGTTGTTCTTGGTCGCGTTCACATACGCAAAGCCCGCCCGGTTCTTCGCCGCGCCCGTCGGCGTCACCACAAAGTTCCGCACCTTCGCGGCGCCGCTCTGGAACTTGGCGTCGTCAATACGCCCAAACATCTCCGGAGACAGCTCGCCCCCGGCAAAGCTCCGGCTATAAACGCGCGTATTCGCCATCTACCTACCCCTTATCCAGCTCACTGCCGGCACGACGTGCGTCTTGCGATGGTTCCCGTCACTTGCCACGGCTTGCGTCTTGAATGACCCGAACAGTTGCAGCATCTGCCCTGCGGCGGCCGTGCCGGTGTCGCCTTTGATGATTGGCCCGGCCAGCATCGATGCCAGCAGGTAGCTCAGCGCCATTGTGAAGAGCGGGCTGAATTGCGTGGTATCTTCCACCAGCGCCTTGTAGCGCAGAATCGCGTTGCTCACATTGGTTAGAATGATCTGCGATCCATCCGCTTGCGTCTCGCAAGAGAACGGCTGCGGAACATAATCAGGCGCTCCCGGAACCGGCATGACGCCCTGCGAATACGGTGCCATATTATCCTGCTGCATCGGTCCAGCCCAGGCCTCGTAATCATCCGGCGCATCGGCTGGAATCACCGCTATGATGCAGATGGCGTCAGATGGTGCTGCGTAGGCATGGCGCCATGTTCCACTGCTCGTCTGCGTGGCCCCGCTTGAATTTATCCAGGTGTTGACCGTGGGATTGCTCACTTCGGCCAGCGCCACGCGCCGCATCGCAAAGCTCCAATCCGACATCTCCAGCAGAGCATTGCGCGCTGAGTTATAAAAGTTCGCGCAGAACTGCGCCTGCATCGAGCCGTCAGGCGGATTGATGCTGCTTACCTGGGCTGTATCGCCCAGATGGCTCAGCGCCAGGTTGCAGATACTCACTTCGCTCATCGTGTTCCCCGCGCATGAAAAAGGGCAGCAGTTGTCAGCCGCCGCCCTTCGTTGTCCCTGTGAGGTTAGGCTTTGGCAGTCGAATTCTTAGACCGCTTCTCGTCCTTGACGGCCTCGTCGGCCTCGACGAGTTCGAGGTTTGAGGAAACCGTTGTGCCGGCAGGAGGATCGTAATCCACTTCAACCCCCGGCTGCACAATGGCATTGTTGATAAAGCTTTCTTCCTTGACCAGATATTTCGCCATGTTGCTCCTTTGTTTGCGAGATGCATTGCGCGGGCCGTGTCTGCTCCATACAGCTAAGCATTAGCCACTTCCCGCGCAGCCTGACCACTGACCACTGACCACTGGTTTTAGATGACAGAGAAGCCGGAGGCGTAAGCCTTGGCATCCGACGTGTCAATGCCGAAGTCGGCAAAGAGCGTGCCGGCCGTTCCGGCGGCTCCCTGCGGGGTGAAGCGCGCGCCCAGGTAGCGGCGTCCGCTGGAGCCCAGTTGCGGCGAGAGATCAATGGCAAACCGCGCGCCCGCGACCAGCGCGGCAAGCGGGATACCTTTGAGTTCGCCGATGGTTGTCACGTTGGTTGTGAGGGCGGCATCATCGGCGATGATGGCCTCCAGGTCGAGGGTGGTCAATCCGGTGAAGGCTGTTCCAACCTCGCAGCGCAGGAACAAATCCGCGCCCGCTCCAATATCGCGGGCTACTCCGAGATCGACAGTGTTGGTTGAAAGAATGCCCGTTCCCGCGGCTCCGGTCACTGTCTGGAAGGTGACCGCGCCGGCGGCGCTTACTCCGCCGGAAACAATCAGATTATTGTCTACATACATCTTGAATCTCCCTTCAGTTGAGGCGTCCCTAAATAATCAGAGACGCCTCATGGTTGTGCATCAGAAATGATCGTGTGCGAGATCGTTAGACCACGCGGGCTTCGGTGTTGAGCAGCTTATCAACCTTGCGCAGCGGTATGCCTTCAAAAGAGGCCCAGCGTTGCGGGGTTCCAAACTGATTAGCACCGGCCTCAAGGGCAAGCGCGGTTACGCTCTTCTCCATCGCCAGGCGGCGCAGCAGCGAGAAGACCGAGCGGTTCATATAGAACGCCGGCTTCACGTTGTTGAAGTTCGGCAGGCGGTCAATGGCGCGCAGCATCATGTGCAGGATGTTGGTGGCCACCGCGGTGGTTGCCTGTGTGCCGGACATGGCCGCGAAAACAGCCGTGTCCAGGTTGCAGATGCGCACCACGTAGCGCCAGTCCTTGACCACCAGGCCATTCTTCCACTGATAGTGGCTCTGGTATGCCTTGTATGGGTTGTTGTTGGCGTCGTAGATGGTCAACAGGCCATCATCCTCAACGGTCAGGCCCGCTTTGCTTCCCTTTGGGAACGGGCAGAAAACCGTGTTGTCGCCCCAGCCAATCAGCCAGATTGAAGTGTTGGCGCTGGCTGCGCCGCCGGCGTCGAGGATATTCCCGGCGTTACCGGCCCCGGAAATCGCACCATAGCGGCCCGCGAAGCCAAGATACTGGCGCGGATCGGTGGCTGGGTTGCCGTAGAAGAGCGTCTGATCCTGCGCCTGGCTCATTGCTTCCACAAAAGCACTGTCTTCCGTGAGCCGGAAAGCCTCCGTGGTCCCGTTGAGTTCGGCGATGTCCTTGTCCAACGCGGCAAAGGCTTCCAGCATCCCCACGGAGTCATCCACGGTTGCCGTAGTGCTCTTGGAGCGGGGCACGCCGGAATTGACCGAGCGCCAGTAAACCGTCGGCAGGCCCGTGCGAATAACGCTCCTGTGGCCGGTAGGAAGATTGCCCTGCAAGAAAACCGCGTCTTCCAGGACTTCGTTTGTCTGGCTCAGAACCTCGGCGATCTGCGGTATTTGTCCATCCGGGTCCAAACGCTTGGCCCAATCCGCCAGAGTGAGATTGTTTGAAACGAGAGTTGCCATTGCTTGACCTCCTTAGGTCATATTGCTGTTGGGGTAAAACGGCTTTGAGGCGTTCGCCGGCGGCTTTTGCTCCCCACCCACAAATTTGTCCTCGCTGATCGCTTTACCCGCCCGGTACATCAACCGGAGAAACTCCGGGTGATTTCCCAGGCCAGATTGCTCCAGCAGTGTGCGCAGTGGCGTGGATACAGGCTTTCCGTCCGCGCCTACAAAGGCTCCATTCGGGCCGAGCTTCGCTCCGGCGGGCAACGGATCGAATGCATCTATCGCACGCTTGGCGATCCCAAGGTTCTCGGCCAGCTTCTCGCCGCCGAATTCCTTATCGGTCTCCGATGCGGCCCGCCATTCCGCTTGGATAGCCTTCACTTGATCGAGCTGGCGCGTCGCTATCGCGGGCCCCATCTTCTCGATCAGCTTCTGCGCCACATCCTGCGTCAGTCCGGCCGCTTTGGCCGCGTCACTGTACGATTCCAAAAGTTGAGGGTCAAATGCCTTCCCCTCCGGAGCCGTGAATTCATACTTTTCAGGCACTCCGGCAACCGCGGCGTCCTCTTTACCCGGCTCAGTTTTCTTGGTCTCGGTCACTGCCGTCTCAGTGCTGTTCTGCTCCTGAGTCTGCGTAGTCTGCGTCTGCTGTATGTTGTCCGTCTCGCTCGTGGCCCCTGCCAACAGCGTCGCGGACGCCTCTGAGGTAGCGCTGGCTTCAATTGGATTGGTCGCCTTTGCCGTCTCTGTCATTTTTTTGCTCCTTCACCATGACCGGATAGAGTTCCGGGCATAGAATCATTACTTCGGTTAATAAAAGATTGCCCAGGTTGCGGTTCCCCTCGTTGAAAGCCATTCTCATGGCATTCGTATCGAAGGAAATCCGGAAAGGACCGCTGAGTTCGAGCAGCCGCCACATCACGCGGCGGCCGCGCGGTGAACTCATCAGCCACTTCACATCTGCGTTCTGCATATCGCGGTCCAGCTTCTTCCGCTTATCCGCTTCACGCTTATCTGCCTGCTGCCCCGGCAAATCGGTAGGGTCGTAATTGCTCATACTTGCGGAACCTCCTATCGCGGGGTTACACTGTCTCTGCTTACCCTCTCATCTATCGGAAAGTAGAGAGGCAGGGCGGGGGAATGCGTAGCCACCGTATAGGCCCCGCTAAGGTCCGGTGGGTGCTCCGATAACAATAAAGGCCATCTCGTAAGAGGTGGCCTTTTTGTGTTGACAACTGAAAACTGACAACTGAGAACTACCCTACCTACACCTCAGTCCCAGAGGGCGATTGATACCCGCTGAACATATTCATCACGTCGGAGCCAGGTCCGCTTCCAGGCCCGCTCTGTCCCGCCGCGGCTTGCGCCTGTCCTGCGTTTCTGGCCACTACGCTCGCCTGCTCCGCCGCTGCCAGCTTCTGTTGCGCTGCTTGCGCCTGCGCTCGCGTCTGCCGGATGATTGCCACCTGGTCATTCGCCAGCACCAGCTTCGGATCGACACCCAGCGAGTCGCTGTAAACGTCCGCCCAGGCGTCGGAATCAAACTTATCCAGCACCTCCGGCTTCATCTGCGCCACCGTGCCCAGGCTCCCCACAAAGCGGTCCACGCTGTTGGTCCCAATCGCCCGCTGCGCCTGCGCCAGCATCGAAATGAACTCCACATTCAAGTCCATCCCCGCCATCTCGGGCGGCGCTGGAGGCAGCGCGTTCATCTCCACCATGTGCGTAAATGTGGTCTCAATCAGTGGAAGTAGCAGCTCGTTATTCAGCCGCTCCAGCACAGGCCCCATCATCAACATCTTCTCTTCATGCCGCTCGGCAACCTCTGTCGCCGTCATCTGCGGATTCGTCGAGTTGGCCAGCATCAAAAAAATATCAGAGAAAAATCCCTGCCGTATCCGCTCGCGCACATCCTGAATATCGCCCAGCAGCTCGCCCAGGTTCAGGTTCACATCGAACATCGTCTCGATCTTCGAGCCGGCGCCAGCCGCAGGAACAAAGGTTCTTCCGCCCGGCAGTCCCTCCACGTCGCGGTTCCTCAGCGAGTCGGGCAACTGTAACGGAGGATTCGTCTGGTAGTCGATCCCCTGCGCCTTGCGGAGCTGCTCATGCTGCAACTGTTTGATGTCGCCCAGCGCCTCCATCCCCGGCGAGTTCCCGTAGATGTCTCCGCCCGCCACCGCCCAGCGCGGAACCACGGCAGGGAACTGCTTGAAGCCGCCCTTGCGCAGATATTTATCCGATTCGCTCCCCAGTTCGACGTAGTAACTCGCCGTGGCCATATTGCGCGCATCTTTTTTCGAGGGGTCGCGATCCGTGCGCGGCTCAATTGCATGGAGGATCGGAACCCATATGCCAAGCTGCCCGCTTTTGTAATACGACTGAACATTAGTCGAGCAGTTCTCCAATCCAAACTCTTCGACAGTCTCGCTCACCGTCTTCTCGAACTCGCGGTACAGTGTGCACACGCGCCCTTGAAAGTCAGTAGCAATAGCGTATTCACCCACAGTCAGTGGATAGTGGTGAATCACCGTGTTGAAGTCCGGCAACACGATCGATGCGCCTGTGCCGAACGCGCCCATTTCCTCGTAAATCTGATGCAGCGCCCGGTAGGTGTTCGACTTCTGAAAGACCGCGTGCATCCGCTCGGCAACATCCGCCAGCCACAGCTTAACCGGCTGCGCGTTGTTCAGAGCCGGGTCATGCGTGCCCAGCCGAAACCATGGCCGAGCCGGACTCGTCGCGCCGGCCATCAACCCAGCGCCCAGTGTGCGCAGCGCCCGGATTCCCGTGTTGTCGTAGATCTGATTATTGCGCCGGTTACCTTTATCGCGGTCCTGCCTGAAGTATCGGCCGGACCAGGGAAGGATATACGTCGAAATCTCTTGCCAATGGCCCCACCAGCTCGCGCGCTCGGTCTTTAGTTGACCCCAGCGTGACAATAGCTTCTCCCGCGTCATTGCAAAGTTCTCAGCCATTCATCTACCTCTGACCACTGACCCCTGTTCACAGACCACTGTTACGACCCCAGCAGCGTACTCTTGCCCAGCGACATCCCGCTCGTTACGCCGCCCGGACCGGTCAGCATCGTGCTGCTCTGGCCCTTGTTCCCCATCTGCTGCGCGCGCGCCAATATCGATGCAACATCCGGAGTCTTCTGATTCGCCTCGTTCTCTGCTACCGCAGACTTGCGCGAAGTAGACAGCGAGTTCGCCTCAGCCTTATCCTGCGCTGTGTTCTGCGCTCGCAGCGCTGCTTGCTGGTTTGCGCTCGACTTATTCCCTTCGTAGATAGATGCGCCTACGCCAACAGCGGAGACAACAGCAGATGCAACCATGACTCCCGACATAGAGTTATTCTCCAGTTACAGTGATTGTTTCGTTTCCATCCTGACGGCGCGATAGCAACCCCTCAGCCTCATCCGTGAACTCCGCTTCGGCCTCGGCTACCGTCTTGGCCGCGGTAGGGAAGATCATTGTGACCTCAACCGCTCCACGGGTAAAAAATATCTGCTTGCGCCCAGATGACGCCGCTATGACGTTGTACCCTACAAACTCCACCCATCCCTCACCCACCAGCAGTCCAATGGGCCCATTGATGATAAGCATCGTGGGTCGGTTTATCACTACGTTAGTACCCATCACGCCCGGTCCTATCCTCACCGTACGTGCGTACATTCCGCCGTGGATCAGATGCTCGGTCTTGATCTGAGCTTCTTCGAGGCCAGCGAGAACCTTCTCAATCTGGCGAACTTTCTCCAGCGCCTCTGGAGTGATAGCCGGGATGGTTGAGATTATTGCAAGGCTGCTCAATCAATCCTCCGGCAATACACGTAATTCGTCAGAACGTAGTCATGGCTCGTGGCCAGCATCTTTTCAAACTGGCTGTCAACTCGTGCGTTATAGAGGATGGTCTTGCAACCGCGAGCCGCGGATCGATCCTCCATGGCCAGCATCAAGGCACGGCCAGTGCCGCCGGCGCGATGCGCCGAAGCGATGAAGAGACTCTCCACGTTGGCCACATGGAGACTATAGTGCGGCAACTCGGAAAACAGCACAGAGCCAAAGCCAATCAACTCCTCGCCGTCATATACTCCAAAAACATCCAACATGCCCGATTCTTCAAACAGGTCGTACATCTGGCGTTTCAGGTTGATTTTGCCGACCATCGGAACTGAGCACTCAGCGGAGTACTCGTCGAATAGTTCCTGCGCGTTAGGAGCGCCGAAGATCTCCTCCACTCGGCACTTCCTGATAGATGATCCCTTCATGCCATCCTCGCGTAAGGATCGTATTCAGCCAGCGTTTTGCGCTCGCGTCCCTGACCTCTAACCCCTGAATCTTGCCGCTTAGGTGTATCCGGCAGCGCAAACGTCAACGCCAGGGCATCCGCCAAATCCGGCGAACGCCCCAGCCGCTTCTTAATCTGATCCTTGGCTTCGATCTGGAACTTCCCGCCAGAAAAAAAATACGTCGGGCTGGTCAGCTCGGCCACCATCTCAGGTATGCGCGGCAAACAGCCGCCGCCCTTGACCCACTCCGACATCTCCATCCACATCTGCGCGCGCATATTCTTGTAGCGCGGATTCGCGCTCGGCTTATCAAACTGTATTGCGTACACATTCCGCCCTGCCGACCGTAAGATGTCCGCGGCGCCATGCGCCCAGCCCACCGTATCATCCAAGAACGATTCCTCAGCCTCCAGATCGTTCATCATCCGCATAGTGCGGTTGGCTATATCCACGCTCGGCGCGCTGTCCCGTGCGTGACGCATTATCTCCGGCTTGAAAGCCACGCATCCCTGCCGTGGAAAATGCACTGTGCGATCATCGCCAAATCGCGCCACATCCACGCCGAGCCGCTTCGACGCCCACTCGTAGCTGCCCGCCTGCGGAACGCGATTCATTGCCGCTTCCACCTCGTCCACGCTCAACAGCGCATTGATCGACCCCGGCGGGAACTGCCCAAGGACGTACGCCATTACCCACGGGTTATCTCGCCCATAAGTCGCTATCTGCTCCCGCGCCCATTCAATCGGCACGCGCGGCGAACGCTTAGGATCATCCGGATCTCCGGTGATCGACACCACTTCAAACTTTCCATCAGCTTGCGCGCCGCGCAGCCGCGTGCACGCATCAAACAACAATCCATTCTGGCTTGTCGTGTTGCCGGCCGTGATAATCAAGCCGTCTTCGCATACGCCCAGGCCTTGCTCTGCCGAGCGCAACAGATTCGGCGGTATATCGCCGCTCTCGTCGATCAGGTAAAACGGAAACCGCGAGTGCAAACCGCTCAGCGTGCGGCCGATTGTTTCCAGGTCTGCCGTCTTCGGCCAGCTCGTTGCTGACAGAAACCATGTCTCAGAGTGATCCCGCGCAAAGATACGGCTGCCCGTCCACTCAAACGCGCGCAGCAGAAACGGACTTGCATTTCTCCACCGGGCCATCTCTGCCCAAAGGTTGCGCTTGAGATTGTCACCCGTGATCGATATTGCCATCCCCTTCGGATGCTCATTCGGAGCTGCAAAGCAAGCCATACGGTGCCAGCCAGCCCAGGCCAGCACCGCTGTCTTGCCCGGCCCCGCGCAGGCCTTCATCGCCACCCGCTTGCGACCAGGCTTACCCAGCATCTCCAGCACATCCACCTGCCACGCGTCCGGTTCTACCTTGAGAACATCGCGCACAAACTTCACCGGATCATGACGCCACTCGCGTATGCGCTCAGTAGCTTGGTTGCCCTTAGTCATTCTCCGTGCCTTCCCCGCAAATCATTTGCTCCAGCGTCACGCGCCCGTCATGCTCAATACGATCCGTGAAGAGCTTGCGATACCTTCCCAGAAGTTCAAGTGGCCGCACCTTGTCGGCCATTTTTAACTTCTGCTTGCGAGTAACAATTCGTTTTTTGCTTCCGTGTTTATCAGCCTCGCCAAGACTCTCCACTACCTCATCCTCAACCGAGGCCACAGCAGCTCGTGTTTGATCGTCGAGCTTGCAAACGGGTATTCGATCGCCATTATCGTCATATAGCTTTCCTGGATCGTAACCCGCCAGCTTTTTAAGCTCAGCAAGTATCCATTCAGAAGTGATCTCTACTTTCTCCATGCGGCTGGCAATCGCCGCCGCTACCTTAGCATTTCTTAGCATTCGGGCGCCTGTTACCGCGGCGCTCGCCTTCGCAAAACCTGCCGCCAATGCCGCGCGCGTAGCATTCCCGTCGAGTAGATATTCAGCTATAAAGATCGCCTGCTTAGGTGTCAGCTTGCCGCTCATGCCGCGATCCTTTCCGGAGCCTCCATAAACTCCAACTCACCTTGCTCCGCAATATCCAGACAACCTTCATCACTCCGCGCCGCCCGTGCCTCGGTCCGCGACATCTTCGTTCCACCATCGCGTCGCGGTATCGCCGCACGCAACGCTTGCCGTATCGACGCCTCTACCCACTCCGCTTCCTTCTCCCACAACGCAGCCACGCGCGCTATCGACATACCCCCGGCAAATTGCATCGCTGCTACCTCAGCCGCGACTTCTTCGTGGTTATCTAGGCTTGTCTCCACAATGCAATCTCCGCCTCGCGGCGCGCCTTCAGCGCTGCCACTTCAACTTCCTTGCCCTTTTCCAAGGCATGGTCCCAGCGCAGCAACTGCTCGGCGGCATCGTCGTAGCGGCCAGCGTTGAGAGACTTGAGCAGGGTGGAAGCGGCCAGCCTTCCGGCGCCCAGATTGAAAGTGAAGTCCACCAGCGCATCGAACTGGCCCTGGGTCAGAGGAACCGTCACCAGGCGCGCAACTGCATCGCAGGCTGCATTGACATCACTGATCAGAATGTCCGCTGCTTGAGCTTCGTCAATACCATTAGGAAACGAGTCTGAATGCAGTAGTCTGTGGCCATAGCCGATGGTGGGGAAGCCGGCCACGTCAAGATAAACGTGACTGCGAAAGCCCTCAGACCGCTTAAGTAATTCAAATCCCGCTTCACTGAATTGCATTACAGACTCCTCAAAAAAATGCCCGGCGGCGGAGTGAAACAAAATTGCCGCCGAGCGTCCCCAGTTCACTGCGCGAAGCGTCGGCTGATTACCGGCCGAATGTTACCAGCGCGCCGCCTGAAATGTATGGCGCGCGCGTATAACCATAAGACAGATACCCAGCCTCAAACAGTTTTGCCGTCACCGTGCTGGTGGCTTTATAGGTCAGCTTTCCACCCAGCATCCAGGTGAACCTGTTTGTCTTGTCGGATGAAAATGTCGTGTTACCGGCGCCGCCGCTCACGGAAACTGATAGATTGTCGCTGGTCAGCGTTGTGTGCTTATTCAGGTAATTGCGCAGGTTGGGCGTGTACTCGATGCCCCCAAGGTAGCTGGTCGCGCCCAGCGTTGTGTTGATGATCTGAGTTCCTTGCACTGAGAGAAATGCGGTCTTGTCGGTGTTGAAGTAGTGAACCGGCAGCGTCTCAGCGAGTTTGGTCCCCACGCTCTTGTTTGCGTCAAGGAATCCGATAGCATCCGTGGATGCCGTTAACGCCTGCGCCCGCACGCTTGCCGGCCAGAGCAAAGAGCCGCCCAGTAGGAAACAGAGCAAAATCATGCCGGTCTTGGATCCAAAACCTGTGGCCTTCTGCGCATCCTCACTCGGGCCGCTGAAGATCGACGGTAAGATCGCATGGAGGATGAGCGAGATGCCTACAACCACAACGAAGATCATGGCATGTCCCGGTTGATTGAGCCAGCTCTGAGCCAGAGTCGGCACGCCGAGAGCGGCTGCTGCCGTTCCCAAAAGATGAACGATCATCACAAACTTTTGCATAAAACTTCCTTTCCCTTTCACGACGGCCTCGAACTTCCTGAAAAGTCCGTAGAGCCGGATTGCTTGAATTGGATTCACAAGTACTCCTCCTGCACGTTCACGCCTTCACCACTTTCAACTCCGCCACAGATTTATCCAGCTCGCGGATCAAGTCATCGTGCCTGTCGAGCCTGGCGTCCTGCCCGTCCATGCGCTTATGGGCGCTTCTCACTCGATCGCCCATCTGATCCATCTGCTGTTCGCAGTGTTCAGCCAATTGGCACGCGCCTATTGCCGCGCGCTGCATTCCCAAATCTTCCTTGAGGTCATCAACGCGCTGCTCCCATCTCCCGCGGTCCCGCGCGCTGAGTAGCAAATGCCCCGCTATGCCCAATGCAGCCACGCCAACCATGACCCACTCTGGATTCATGCGCGCTTTCTCCGGCCTGGATTTTAGACAAATACGCAGCGAACAATTGCCAAACGCAGAACGGCCGCCCATGTCATCACTTACAACATGGCGGCCATTTGATTAAATCGATTCATATCGCAGTTCAGTGCAATAGATTCAAACTCCGCTCATGCCATAAGCGGCCATGCTCTTAATATGTCGCCGCGAGCAGCGCCAACATTTTGATAGACTCTGACCTTTGCCTGCACGCGCTCAATCCTGTCCTCAAGGCAGCCGGTGACACCCACACGGTCCACGCGCCTCTGTTCGCTCAGGCCTCTTGTGGCTGATCGTCCCAGGTTAAGCTCCATCTGATCGGCATCCATGAGCGCTGGCATTTCCATCAACGGCTGCAAAGATTCGTTCTTCAGCTCAGCTCCGGACAGTTCCCTGTAGCCGATCAGCTTGCCGGTCGTAGCATCGTACTCGCGCCGCGCGAGTCCCAAAGCCTCCCAACGAGCAGCCTTCGCCGGCTTCCACCATCCAACGATCCGGCCGCTAGTTCCCGCAGCGAAGATTGGCAGTTTATTGAGATTGCGCTGACTGGCCATATTTACCTCCAAAACAAAACAGCACCAACAGACGCGAGTCTGCGTCTCTTTGGTGCTGCCCGCAGAATCAGTCTGCACTCCGCCAGCAGGTGCTGCCGCTGGATACCTTAGCATTTCTTAGCTTTCGGTCGCCGTCGCGCTGTTCTTACATCGCGCCGCCATGAGCTTTATCGCTCAACCGTGAGTTACACTAACCATCGCGCTGCAATTAGTCAAGTGGATATACAAGTTTTTTCTCACAATCAATATCCTCCACCAATCGATCCATACGCATTGCGGATTTTGAATACAATTTTCTCTTCACGCTCCGGCTGTCTGCGACCAAATACCTCTCGCACTTTGAGTTTGCGATCCCTCTCTTCCTGGATATGCATCGTCACGCGCCGCTGCCTCTCCCGCTCTTCCTCAGACGCTGCCTCCATCCGCATCGACCGCGCGGCCATAATCTGGCCCATCTCATCCAGCGGCTCCGGCACTTCAAGTTTGCCGCGCCGCCACGTCGCAATCACCACAAAGCGTGTCATTCCGTCTCCGCATCCCGCTTCAAGGCTGCCCGTATCTCTTTTGCCCATTTCCGCAGCAGCCGCGGACTGGCACTGCTTACCGCGCCATTCGCCTGCACCGCCGCAAACTCCACCATCCGTGCGGCAATGTCCGTAATCTGCTTTCGCGTCTCCGCGCTCATCGCGCCCTCGCCGCCCCGGCGTTGAAGGCATCGAGCTGATCGGCAACCTTCGCGGCCAACTCATCCAGCTTGCGCTTGAATTCGTCAGTCATCGCTTCCGGCCGTTTCTTCACTTCCCGGATTACCCGCTCCAGCAGCATATTCGGTGTTTTGCTTTGCTTGAGCCGCTCACTCTTGCGCTTATTCAAACAACCCCGGCAGAACCGGTGCCTCCCGTCGCGCGGCTTGCCGCATCCCTCTGTCGCGCAATATTTTGAAACTTCCCGGTATTTCACGCTTCCCTCCTTGCCTTAATGTTCCACGTGACACGTTTGTTTCGCGTGAAACAAATGTTCCACGTGACACATTTGTTCCACACGGAACATTTCTAACCGCTCTCTGAATCCTTCAGCCATTCGCCATTCTCAAAAAATACTCGCGGCCCGTATTTCCATTCCTTACGCCGTGCAATCCATCCGCGAATCATGCGCGGCCCCGTCTGCCAAAGAGGCTCACCCGCCTGCATCCGGTCCTCAAAAACCTGCCTCAAAATCCGCGCCAGCGAACGATCCCTTGACCAAATGAAGCCGCATTGCTTGCGCACATTCTCAAGTGCCCTTTCGAGATCGGGATATTCCCTTCGCAGCTCCGCCTCGCGCGCCTCGCGCTTGCGCTCTTCCGCAGCCGCTTCACGCTCTTTGCGCCCCGACTCTCGCAGATACTCGCGCCACTTCCCGCGCTCCGACTCTGGCTTCTTCTCCAGCCACTCCCGATCCTCGGCTGTCAGTTCGTTCGCCCCGTCGAGATCAGCATCCTCCGCAACCGCCTCGACCGCAGTGACCATGCCGCCTCGCGCAGCTCCTCCCACGCATTGCGTATCGCCTTCGCCCGCGCCCAGTCCCGCGTCATCAACGCCCCGTTCTCGAACCACCACCACGCCGACCGCCAAAAGATTTTCCTTCGCCAGCTCACCGGCGCTTTCTTCCGTCTTGCCTGCATCGCTTTCCTCCTCCACGCCTCCCCCCTCGGTCACGAGGGGGGTAGGGGGGTGTTGTTCTTGTTCTAGTTGCTTTTGTTCCCGTTCCCGCGCGCGTTCTATATGCGCGGTGTCTGCCCTGCCGCCCTTCCGCCGCCCTTCCGCCGCCCTTCCGCCGCCCTTTCCAAAAAAAACATCCGGTGCAGCTTGAGAGAGAAGGGCGGCGTCCTGCCACCCTTCTGGCAATTCATCCAGCGCCGGAAAGAAGTAGAAAACCTGCGCCCCGCGTCCCTGATTCGAAGGCCTCAGCCGGCGTATCACACCCTTGCGCTCCAGCGCATCCAGGTAGCGCTGGCAGGTGCGCCGGTCGCTCCTGGATTCCTCGGCAATCGTCTCCACGCTCGGATAGGTGAAGCGCCGCGCCTTGTCCTGATGCGAGTCGGCCAGCACCATCCCCACCAGCTTCTCCCGAGGCGTGATGAGCTCCCCGTTCGGGCATACCACCAGCGCTTTCATGTATCCACTCGCCCTTGCGCTCATCGCAGTACTCCCCCGTACCCGTCGCTCTGCTTGTCGCGCGGGCCAATGCTAATCATGTATTTCATTAACTCGCCAGCCGCCGGATTCCTGCTCCCGCTACCGGCTCAAGACGGCGCATTCCGTCTCGATGCGTATCAAAAAAACCTGTCGATTCGCTGGCATCGACCGCTTCCAGATACTGCACTTCAACCTTCGCTGTATTGATCAGCGCCTGCGCCGCATCCACAACCGCCTTCGCGCGCGCAACCTCCATCGGGTTGTCTTTATCCTTCAGCGCTTCCATCACTTCGAAGAGATGGTTGCGCAGATCCGTCATTGTGTTTTTTGGCATTTCTTCATCCTTCTTCTCACCCTACTCAAGAGCACAATCGTATCTTTCAACTCAGTCGGCAATTTGTGAATCGTATTCCGCAACATCATCTCGCCATCAGTCAGCAACTCCAGATTCTCGATCGCGCTATGCGAACGATCCCCATCCTTGAAAACCACCTTATGTCCCGGCGGTATCGGACCATGATGCTTTTCCCATTCCCGATGATGCAGCAACGGCCAGATACTCTTATCCCAGCCGATTGGCTTGCCGTTGACACGATCGCGAATCTTGATGCGCTGAAATCCTTCATTGTCAGTCGCGATTGTTCCTATAGGCTTCCAATTCTTTTCCGCAAAGCCGCTGCGCGCGCCTGGCTTGAATTGCGTTGCGGCCATACGCCCTGGCGCATAGCCAGGCCTGCGCAATCCCTTGTTTGCCGGTATGTGGCCTTTCGGATATCGATGCCCAAATCCACTCTTCTGGAGCCGTGCACCTAACCGGGCATTTTGCTTAGCTAGATATTCCGTGCTCTTCCCCACACCCATCCTCGCCGCCAATTGATAGAGCTGCGATATTTTGCAACTGAGTTTCTTAGCGATCTTTGCTGGCGAGGTATCCGGATAGAGCTTGCGCACCAACCGCCGCTCGGCTGCCGTCCATATTCTCTTCACCTGCGTCTTTACCAGGCCAAGTTCACGTTGCATCTTGCGCACTGTGTATTCCTTGCAGCCAAGCTCCAACGCGATCGCGGCCGGCGCCTCGCCTTCGAGCGTGAGCCAGGTCAACCTTTCAATCCCGCGCTTTGTCCAACCAAATATCAACTTGGCTTCACTTTTTCCGGTAACTCGGCTTCAAACTCGGGTTCTTCCACCAATCCAGAAGAATCGGGCACATCTCCGGAGCCATGCGATGCATCTCCGGCGTCACTCCCGGCCCGCAGATGCGCAGGCATTCCGCGCGCTTCTCTTCCTCGGTCAGTGTCTTCATGACAGCTCCTTGGTCTTCACACCGCGCCCGCGGCGGCGCATCACGATTCCCTCAGCTTTCAGCTTCGCCCATGCCTTCCTTACTCCTTCCGCTTTGCGACGGCGAGCCTCTGGACTGCATAGCGCAATCATCCTCCGCTGGCGCTTCTCCGGATCAGCCCAGGATTTCTTCATCGCATCCGATCTGCGCTTCCAGACCATATGCGGATCTTCCAACGCCCTCTTCACCGCAGCTTCCGACTTGGCATCCAATCCGCGCCGCGCTCTCGGCTTTTTAACTTGCTCAGCGGCCTTCAGAGCTACGAGTTCTTCAATGCTCAAATTCTCAAGTTGTGGCCCGATGAGGGGCGGCGCCGCGCTCAGCGACACTCTGCATCGCCGGCATTTCCCGTTGCGCGTCATAAACTGATTCAGATTGCACCTGTGGCATCTCACCACTTCCCGCTGTTCGTCGATAGTTGTCTGTTCTTCGGTCATTGTTTTCTACTCCCTATTCCCTATTCCCTAGTCCCTGCCTTACTACCTTCCTCTCCAGCTCACGCGCTGCGCGCCCAGGCCAGCCCTCGACAGATTCTCGCGGCGCTTCTGCTCTTTGCGATGCTTCCGCGCCTGGCGCGCCATCTCCGGATCATCGAACTCCCAACATTCCGTATGCTCGATGATGAGCAGCTCATGCAACGATGCCAGTTTCTCCGGCTCGCGATCGGCGCGCTTGCGTATCTCGTCATAATCCTGGCATCCCCAACAAAAGAAGGCGTTCAGTTCTTCCTTCCACTCCAGGCCGCCATCCGCCGGCCGCTCACGCTTCGCCTTCTCGCGCACTATGCGCAAGCCCGTGTTGACTGAGATGGTGGAGATTGCAGCACTCATGCCCTCACCTCCAGCAAACAGTTTTCAGTTCTCAGTGAACAGTTCTCAGTTGGAGCATCGGAAACCTCATGCCCTGGGCAGCCTTTTTTGTAGTCGAAACCCTCGCAAGGCTCTCCCATCGGAATCACCTCATGCCCAGCAACCAATTCATCCATCAACGAATTCTTGAATTCCGCAATACTACCGAAGCGCGTTCCATCGTTCCTTGTAATGCTCCGAAGATTGCGTCTCGTTTCCGATTCGCTCCAATGCAGCATTCCGCGAACCGAAACACACATATGAATGGTTTTACTCATCCCCGCGCCTCCGGGAATGCCTTATGCTCCACGCCGTCGAGGAGTGAGCCAGCGGCTTTCTTGCCGACGCGCTGCATCAGGACTAAGTCTGATACTGGGTCTGAGCCGTTTTTGTACTCCCCCCATTGTTTGAAGAAGAACGCAATCTTGTGTGCCTTACACCATTCGCGGTCACTCCTCGGCCATGCGGGATGCATTGGCCGTGCGCCGTAGCCTGACTCGCCGCCGGTGATGAGCCACTTGATGAATTCCCAGCCAGTCCAATCAATCGGACCCAAACGAGGCTCACTGGAAACATAGGTCAGCCAGCCCATATCTGCCAGTTTCCGCACCGATGCGCTCCGCGCATCCGCCGCGGCCTGGTTCTCGACGCTCACGCCCAGCCAGAAATTAGGCAGCGGCCAGATAAAATGTTCGCGAGCGACAAATCCGGGCTCTGGTTTAATTTCTAAAGCGGCATTGATCCAACGCCGCATATTGCGCTCATCGTTTACCTGTTGCAAATACGCCAGCATCCGCTCCGGACGCTTGGTCAGCACCTGGAATGTGTGTTGCGGGCAAAGCACCATCACCGCGAAGATGCGGTCAAGCATCTCGTCGGTCACCCACTCGCCGAAGAGGTCCGACTGATTCTCAACGAAGATGCGGCGCGGGCGCGTCGGACATTTACAGAGGCCGTGGCGTCGACCTTTGACAAAACGCGCGATAAACGCACAGCCCTCAACGTGATCGACAATAGGTACCCAACTCAGCGGCTGCAGCAGCACCTTCCCATCCACAAACGCCTCGACCAGATCCCGGCTGCGCCGGTCATAGGGCAGGCCGGTGCCGTTGCCAGGCAGGCAGCGATGGTTGTTAGTCTCCGCGTAGCAGTGTTCGCAGCCAGGGGAGACATGTTCGCAGTGTTGGCCTACGCGGCCAGCCATCTTCTCCGCGATTGTGACCAGCGAGGTGTAGCCCTTCTCGCGAGCGATCTGGGCCGCGTTTGCCTTGACCCGCACCCTGCTCGGTGACCAGGTGGAGTGTGTCCATTCAATTCCGGTTTGCTGAGCCATCACGCCCTCCGCAGCAGTTCCCAAATACATACGCCCCAAACAATGCCGGTGACTACATCGAGAGCGCAAAGCCAGCCAGAGATCACCGCGCAGAAGATTCCCACGCCCAACAATACCGCGACAACCCTAAGTGCTTTCGTCATGCGATCACCTTTTCCGCGTCTAAATCGGCGCATCTGATTACCGCAACGAGGACAATTCGGTGGCATTGTTCCCCATTTCATGTGCAACTCAAAACCACAGGAAGTGCAATGTCCAGAAATGCCCCGCATGTCACTTACGCTCCATTTTTACCGGCGCCACAAACAGTTCAACCTCGCGCCGCCGGCGAATCTCCAGCCCGGCCACTGGCCGGTGATTGATGCAGCGCCAGCGCGGCAACTCGGCCGGAACCCGCGCCCAGCCATGCGAGAGCAGCCGCGCCAAAGCCCCCGTGCCCATCTCATAAGTGAAGTCCACCAGCGCGTCAAATTGATTCTGATTCGCCTGCGGCGCCAGCCGTCGCACCGCTGCCTCCGCCCTGGCCACGTCGACCAGGTAGAGCACGTAGGCCTGGCGCTCGCTGATTCCCTGCGGATAACGCTCGCCGGCGAGCAGCTCGTGGCCGTAGCCGATCTCCGCGCCCCGGCCGTCGCTGTGAACCTTCAGCGCCAGGCCTTCGAAGCGCGAGATCAATTCGAAGCGCCGCTGGACACCGGCCAGGTCAACGGCCCTGTCAGCGGCCCCCTGTGTATCAGAGGGCCGCTCTGCGTGGATGGGGAAGCATCCCAGCAACAGAATTGCTAAAAGCATCGGTTTGATCTTCATGCCGTCATCGTCCTTTCACTGACCACTGACTACTGTTTCCCGGTTATCTCCAGCGAATAAAGATAGCCACGAAGGGTAGGAGCAGCGCGATTTCCTTCCATTCGCAATGAACGCCAATGCCCAGCCACAGCGCCCCGCTCCGCTTCCGCAGCCATTCGCAAGCGCCTTCCAGCGCGTGTGTGCTGGTCAAATCCCACGGCTTGGCTTTACCGGCCATCAGTCTCCGTTTAACGATCCAAGGCGTATGCTCGAATTCATCCGGCGTGAAACCTCATTGAACTTCGCCTCTATCTCCGTACTCAAGTCGAGGCCGAGCCTGGCAGCGAGCAGATCGCAGTAAATGATCGTGTCTGCGAGTTCCTTGCCTATTGCTTTCACACATTCGCTCTCGCTTTGAGGGTCTTTTGCCGTGTTTGTTCCGTCTACCAGTCTGCGCAGCTTCTTTACCGCATTGCACACTTCGCCTGCCTCGCCAGCCATAGCACAGGCCCAGTCGGTTGGCGTCCAAGAATGCAGTGGATGAAAAACTTCCTCACAACGTTTCACGTTTGCGTATCTTAATACACTCAACTTCATCGTTTGTCCTTTCATCTTTTAGTGCGCGGCGGTTAACTCTTCCGAGACCACGCCAGTCGAAAATGACCCAGCTATGTGGCGGAGGCAATGTGTATTGGCAGCTCCTACCGCCGCGCATCTTCGCGCCGCCCGAACCTCGCAGACTAGCGACGCGAAACCGTTATGCATCTTCTTCCGGTGGATTTTCAGCCGGCTTTTGATCGAGTCCCTGACCTTTCATGAACTGTTCAAAATCACCCTGAGCTGCGAAGAGATTGAGTTGCCTTTCCGAATCAGTCATCTACCCTTCGCTGACCATTTCTCCAGTGTCCATACGAATTACCCGCTTCAACCCCTCAGCGGGAGTATGGAATTGAACAGCGCAGCGCACCATTCGCGCCTCAACCCTGTTACGAATCATCCGCGAGAGCTTGCGTTGCTGCTCGTTGAGACCAACGAGGCGCTCTTTGAATTCCTTCATCGCAGCGGAACGCGCGGTATTTGTTTCGTCGATCTCCCATACCGTCTCGCCCAGCATTCGACTACGCGACTGAACCTCTTCATCCGTGAGCGCGCAAACGAGGCGCTCTTTGAATTCCTTCATCGCAGCGGAACGCGCGGTATTTGTTTCGTCGATCTCCCATACCGTCTCGCCCAGCATTCGACTACGCGACTGAACCTCTTCATCCGTGAGCGCGCATGGGAGTTCAAGCTCAATTCGACCTTCCTTAATTGCCATCGTTCATCCTTTCCCTAAACATTTGAATATCCGAAAAACAAAACGAAAGATCGTCCGTGTGAACCGCACCACCGGCAAAGCAATCCGCGCATCCTCGCGATTTTCAGTGAGCTTCAAATAAGGTGTCGTTCTCAGCGCGTCAACCTCATCCTGGCAGCGCGTGCAATAGCGGCCGCCATAAATCTCCGCGCCGCATCCCCAGCACTCGCCGATAGCTGCATGGCTGTTTCGCTGATGCGGATCAATCAATTCATGTCCCATCGTCGCCGCCGGCGCCATGCTGATTAGTTCGCCCTTAATCCGCCGCAAAACCGGCTTATGTGCGCGGTCGACGCTGCCCGTTAACACCTGTTTGATTACCGTTGTCATGCCGCGCTGGCCTTTCTGGCCGCTTCCGCTTGGCGCATCTTCCGCGCTTTGCACCTCAGTCGCGATTCCCGCCTGCTCTGGCGGCGTTCTTCCTGTATCAGCTCCTCGATCTCCGCAGGCGTCCGCTTGCGGTTTCTCGCCTTCGCTTCACTCTCCGCCCTGCGCTTATCGGCGTAAAACCTGCTTTCACATACCGGCGCATTACAGCACGTGTGATTCGTTCCATGCAGCCAGCCGCAAGTATTGTTCTCGCCGCCGGAGTACACCTTGCAAGGCGTATCCTGCGTGCATCCGCAGTACCGGCAAATCTCTGGCGTGAATTCGCTCATGGCTTCCTCCGTTGCGCTTTGCGACGATTCGCGCGCGCTTTGAGCGATGCATCGCGGCGTCCGCGCGTCTTACGCAACGAGCGCCATTCAGGGTAGCGCCGCGTCTGCGGCATTGAAAGAATTGCTTCAATACCAGTAACCATCATGATTTTCTCCCTCCCTTCGCGGACTTCTTTGCAACCGCCTTCTTCGGCTTAGGCGCGGCCGCATCAACCTTCTTCGCCGCGGCCTTTTGCTCCTGCTGAATTCGCTGAATAATCGCGTCGGGATTCACTCCCGCAATCTTCGCCAGCTCGTGCAGTTTCCCGCGGCCTTTATCCTTTTGCGTGATTTCGTAATGCGTGGCTTTCAATTCGCCGCCAAAATGAGAATGAAGCATCAACATATCCAGCTCCGCCGCCGGCGCGGCAAGGATATGAGATTGAACCTTTGCGCTTGAAATGCGCAGTGCCACGGCTAGAGCGTAATTCTCTCTAGATTCTTCCAGAACCGTGCGCTTGATCTGCTCCGGTGTGATTTTGGCGAGAATGGCATCGTAGAGCGCGCGGCGCAAAGGCTCTTCAGTGGCCGCAAATGCCGCCAGTTCTTTCTTCTCCCGCGCCTGGCGCTCTTCCCAGCTTTCTTGCTTCTCGCCGGCGCTGTGGCCATGCGCAGCCTTCTCCCAGGCCTTCGGATGCGCCTTGCATTTTGGCGCAACGCAGACCAGCAGCTTCTCTCCCGGCTTGCGCAGCTTCTTATTGGTATTGCCGTAGCCGCGCATCGCATCGTCATTCCAGTCGACCGTGATGCCGGCGAGCACGTTCGAACATGAACCCTTCTTCGCGTCGATCCACTGCCCGGCCTTAAAAACTTGTGAGAGCTTCACCGTTTTCATTGCCTTATTGAGAATGGGAGGAAGCGAGTCATTCGTGCCGATTTGCATTCGCGGCGGCGCGCTCGTCGGCTTCCAGCTCAGGCGCAGCGCCGTCCCGGCCGTTTCTTGCAACTTGATTTGCACGTACGCTTCGCGCTTCTGTTCGAAGCACGCTCCATCCGCGCATGTAGCCTCTTCAATGGCCAGGTCCGCGAAGAGCGCCGTGTTGGCCTTGGTATTCGATGGGCAACTTGAGCAAGCCCCAACCTCAGCCACAAGCTGCGCATCGTCGAGATCCCAGGGCGCGCGGCTTAGCTTGCGGCCGCTGGTCTCTTCAATATGCTGCTTGAGCTGCTTGACAGACTCCGGCTCCCAATAAAACCCCAGGTAACGGTTCTTGCGCCCCTCGGCAAGTGTTTCCGCCGAGGCCTCAATCACCTTGTCGACCGGCGTCTTCGATCCGGCATGAGGATCGAGCGCCCACTTCAGCGCCGCGTCCTGTTCCTCTGTGCCCATCCGGGCCAATAGCAAAGCATGGTCAACCGTGATGAGCTTCTGATGCAGCGCATCCCGCTGCCACACGCCCAGCGTGCGCAGCTTGAGCCGCTTGGCGACGTGGCCCACATCCTTGCCTACCCGCGCGGCGACAGTCTCAACCGTGCCATGCAGCGCCAGCAATGCGCCAAAGGCCTCCGCCTCTTCAAGCGCGCCCACGTCCTCGCGTTGCAGGTTGTCTACCAGGGCAATTTCAGCCGCTTCAGCGTCTGTCATCTCCCGCACTTCGCAGCGAGCGGTCTCCATGCCGGCGAGAGCGCAAGCCCGTGAGCGGCGATGCCCGCAGACGATCTGGAACCGTTCCTCGACCAGGCCATCCTGATCTGGCGCGGGCCTCACGAGCAGTGATTGGCTAAGACCGCTTTGCTGGATCGATGCCGCCAGCTCGGCCAGCGCGCCCTCATCGATCGTGCGCCGCGGGTTGAGCGGGTTGTCATCGAGCAGATCGAGCGGTATCTCACGTACATCGGGTGCGGAAATTATCTTCGCGGCGGTCATTGCGCACCGCCAGTCAACCCAACAGTGGTGCCCACTTCCTGTGATTCCGGCTCGCCGCGCTCTCTTTGCCAAGGTACGAGCGGTGGCCGATCCAACTCCGCATCGCTCAGGTTGCGACAAAAGTTGACGCAAGCGATCGCGCGCAGCGCCGCCTCGCGCACACCGAAGACGCCATGCAGCACTATCGTTTGAAAGGTTGACCGCTCACCCATGCCGATATACGCATCCTCGCGCTGGCGGCTCGCACCCAGAAAGTTCCACGGCTCACCATAATTACCACACGAGCGCATCCCGGCACCCGCTGAGGCATTCTTCTCAGCCGACACAGCCTCCTTAGTTTGGGATTTTGATAATGAGTTTCGAGCGTTGTCGCAGAGCGCCGCGATAATATCCAGCACTTTGCCAGTCCAGCAAGAGGGTGTATGAGTCAAAACACCCAGACTCTCTTCCATAAAACATTCGCCGCAAATGCGGCTGGTCCCAACCGGCCCGATGCTGATACCTAGCTCGATGTTGTGATGCGCCAGATTCCGCGCGGCAGAGATCAGTTTCGCCAGCAGGTTCTCGCGCGGCACAGCGTTATGGTTTTCCGGTTTCTGATCTGCGTCGCTGCGCCAGTGAGCCGGAGACGCAGTCTGAGCTTCCAGAGAAGAGTCTTCCCCTTCAGGCACCAATCCGACGCCCGGCATATCGACGCCAAGATGATTTGTCAGTTTTTCTGTTGGTTCGGCCAGACCGGCCGCGATGCCATCGTTCCTGAAACTTTCAGCTTCTGGAATAGAGACGGCAGGGACGTTGCGAGGTTCGCCCAT